ATTGTTGTGGGCGTCGTGTACCCACACTAGAGAACCTACAAAAAATTTTACGTTGCATCTGTCAAGACTCTGAAGACGTGCAACACTTAGTCATAGGTGACTAATGACTTTTGGCGAACGACTATTACAAGTATTACAGAAACGAAAGATTACACAACAAAAGTTTTCGGCGTTGTGTGGTTTGTGTGGTCCTATGATTAGCCTTTATGTTAGGGGTAAGCGTTACCCCCATAAAAAAGGTATGCCTTTATTAGCGAAAGCATTAGGGCCTAAAGATTTTTGGTTTGTACTAATCGGTGACTAACAATGATAACTCTAATTTCGATAGACCCCGGCGTTAGGGGTACAGGGGTAGCTTTGTGGACACCCCAAAAAATCGAACCATTATATACACACTTGTTACAACCCGACCCTAAATTAGTTTGGTCGCAACGTATGAACTATATATGCGACCGGCTAGAAAACCTACTATACAAGTACAAGCCCAAAGACGCTATAATAGAACAGCCCCTTTTTCTGCGGAGTAGAGTAGGTATAGCCGCTGCTGCGTCTGGCAACCTCGTAAAGCTGGCAATGATTGCGGGCGCTATTATGCGTGTCTGCATTGACTACGGTTGCACAACTAACACAGTGTTACCCGCCCGATGGAAGGGGCGTAAAAAGAAAGAAGAAACCGAAAAGGTTATTCGTTTATTGTTACCTGATCTTCAAGCTAAAGACCACAACGTATTAGACGCGGTTGGCATTGGGCTATACCATAAAGGATATATTAGGGGCGGTGTGTGTATTCGTCACCGTAAGTAATGCGCCCCTTTGTGCGTACTTGGCAAGCATGGAAAGACTCACAAGCTATACTGCGTGTCTATACTAGCCAAACGGACGGGGGTACTTATATTTTACTTGGCTTTTGTATTCACGAAATTCGAGCAGAAGGAATAGTGTTTCGTGGTGCGGGTAATCATATGCTAGTAGGATTTACCCACACTGAAATTGACTTGATTGAACTATTAGAGGGACCGACCAATGAATTATAAATGGGATTTATTCAAAGACGGTGTGACGCAAACGCAGATTTTGAAGTTCCTAGAATGTAAGCGTAAGTTTTATTTTTCTCTAATACGCGGTTGGTCGGAAGAACATTTATCTGAAGCTATATTGTTTGGTATTTTGTTTCACGAATGTATGGACGCCTACTATAGCGGTGACTTGAAAGGTGCGCCCGATGGTATTGCTAGGGTAGTTGTAGAGCAACAAGAGACAAAACTAAAGGTTGACTCTTGGCCCCGTGATCGTCGGCAAGCATGGGAATTTATTGTAGCACAGTGTTACGGAATCTTCCCCCCGTATTGTAAATGGTACGAAGAAGACGATAAAAAACTAAACTGGATTAGCGTCGAAGGTGTTTTCAAAGTACCTGTAACAGTGCGTTTGTTTGACGGACAAAAAGTAACAATACCTGTAACCGGTAAGCGTGACGGACTGGTAAGCGAAAGACGGGCCAAGTCTAAAAAATCTAACCTTATGGTTATGGAACACAAAACAAAATCCCGTGTCAATATGGGTGGAATCAATAACACACTGTCAAACGATTTTCAAGTCAACTTATATTCGTGGGCTGCAAACCAAGAGCGAACCGGTAAAGATCAACGCTATGGGGGCGTTATATATAATCTAATACGTCGCCCGCAATTACGCTTATCCGTATCCGAATCATTACCTAAACATACCGCCCGTGTAGATGCAGACGTGCGTAAGCGGGGCGCGGAATACTTTACCCGGTTACGTGCGCCAATTAGCAAAGTACAAGAAGTCAAGTTTGAAAAGGTTTTGAAAGGTATACTAAAAGAAATTGCCGAATTCGTTTTGTTTGACAAGGGCGAATCTCTAGATCGGTTTAGTCCCCATTGTCTAGGCCCTTACGGACAATGTTCGCTATTAGGTATATGTTACAATGGCGATTCTAGCGGATTGAAACGCCGCGACGTACCCTTTGAAGAATTGGTGTAACACACTGTTAGAAAGGCTAGCCATGGACATTTATCCATGCGTATTTTGCGCCCACGAATGTAAAGACTTTGAACGGGGATCATGGTTCAAACGGTCGGTAATCTTTATACAAGTGCAATGCCCTAACTGTAAGGCTTGCGGACCTAATTGGGTTTTTGCGATTGGCAAACATACTCTGACAGAGTTTGACGCGGTAATCGCTTGGAATGTAAGAATAGGAAATAATCATGGCACAGATAAACCGCGCAATCATACTACCTAAAAAGAAAAGCAAGGCGCACCAAAAGTTAGGCGACTATACGTTATCTTTCTACGGTCGGGAAAAGATCGGGAAGACAACACTAGCCGCGCAATTCCCTAACGCCATATTCCTTATGTTTGAACCGGGGGGTAAAGCGTTAGAGATTTATCAAGTACCGGTTAACGATTGGGCAGAGTTCAAACTGTTACTAAAACAATTAGGTGAGAAACAATCCGACCGCTTTGAAACCATTGTTATAGACACCGTAGACATTATGTATCGGTACTGTCTGGATTGGGTTTGTAAAAATGTACTAGGGGGTAATCACCCCGCAGACGAATCGTTTGGTAAAGGTTGGGATCGTTTGAAAGACGAGTTCCAACGTCGCGTATCGCAATTATGCAAACTTGAAAAGGGGGTTATATTTATATCGCATGAAGCAGTACGTGAAGAAGAAAAGGCGGACGGTAGAAAGATTGAAACCGTGCAACCGTCTATGTCTGGAGTTGCTCGCGGTATTATCGAACCAATGGTAGACTTACTAGGATACTACCATTACGACGAAGACGACGCCCGCACGTTACAGATTGTAGGTACACGTAACATTACCGGTGGCTGTCGTATGAAGGAAGCAGGTTTCTTCAAAGATATTGAGTTAGTAAACATGGGTAAGACACCGAAACAAGCATACAATAATCTAGTTACTGCTATGGGTTCCGCCAAGGGGCGGGGCAAGAAACGGTAACACACTGTTAGGGGAGTAAGTATTATGGCCTCAAAGAATAAGAATAAAAAAGCCGGCAATAAAAAAGCTGGCGGTAATGACTCCGGTTCCGCCGCTGCAAAGCGGTTGAAGACATTGGCAAAGGATTGGAACGAATCCGCCGCCGAACCGCTAGCAGATTTTGGCGGTTGGGATGATGGTAATTATCGCGCTAAACTTGTCAAAGCACACTTGAACGAATCGCAAGCCGGACGCTTGCAAGTTACGTTTGAGTTTGAAGACACCGAAGGCGAAGCCGAAGGATCACAATACAAACACTGTGGGTTAGACGTTGATAATAACCCGGACTGTTTGAAGTATCTCCAGAAAGACTTGCGCGTTATGGGTTACGAGTGTGAGAATGCTAGTAAGCTAGAAGGCGTACTGGAGAGAATCTGTAACGACCAACCGGAAGTCGGAATTCAGGTAAAGACAAAAGGTGATTTCAAAAATACCTATATCAATAACCTGATCGAAGACTGAAACTGGAGAGACGAAGTTATACACGACCATATAGGCGTGTAACAATTGGGGGGTCGGCAACGGCCCCCCTTTTTTTCTGCGGGTAAGCCATGAAAGATCGACTCACACTATTACGTTTAGCAAACCAACTTGAATCTTTAGCCGCCGCGTGTGACTATGTAATACGTAGGCGACCCGCGTACAAAACATACACTCTAGTTATGCTACGAGACTTGAACCGCGAACTTGCTCTAAGAGTTAGGGCAGATGCCAAACGCTTCTAATGGAGAATCCCTTGACTAAAGAAGAATTCACTAAGGTTCTAACAGAAGAAGGAATGTCTGTTATGGATATTCGCAAGCTATGGAATACTAAACCTACACTCTTACTAGACGAAAAAAGATTGCGCCATGCTGCTAAGAGAATTGCCGCAGATAGAGCAAGAGGCGTGCGCTTTCTATAACCGGAGAAAACACTGTGTTATCACCAACCCAAAAATCAGAGTTTGTAAACTCCATGCAAGCGGTACAGGATGAAATTGCTATAACTGTTATTAGTAAAGGGTTTCGTACAAAGACTACTTTATCGCCTAGAAATCAAGGCGAACTAATTGCACTAATGCATAGCGAATTGTCGGAAGGCTTAGAAGCTATGCGGAAAGGCAATCCGCCCTCTGAACATATCCCCGACTTCAGCGGGCTAGAAGAAGAAATGGCGGATACTGTTATTCGTATTATGGATTTTTGTAGTGAGTTCAATTTACGGTTAGGTGATGCAATCCTAGTCAAAATGGGATTCAATGCTAACCGCCCGCACAAGCACGGCAAACAATTCTAACACACTGTTACGGAGTATTGCTATGTCTACGTCTGGAGCCGAAGCGGAACGTTGTCAAAAATGCGGGGAATACCTTACGATATATAATTGTTACTTCGATCATGGTATGGCGCGAGCGGTTTGTAAAAAGCGTCCAAGTATCGGCGGAGAATTGAAACAAAGCAAACCTGATCTTTGGAGTGAAGTTATGCGCTTGGGAAATCGTTATGGTCGGTGGAAACATAGGGAAGACGAACCTACTGAAAAAGAAATGTTTGATTTTCTTGATGGTTTTGTTCCTGCAACTCTTATTTCAATTGAAGCTATTGACTTACTATTGCAGGAAGCACACCACAAAGTACGGGGCGCACGCGAAAAAGAGTACGGAAACAAACTCAAAAACTTTACGGACATTGCCGCAATTCAAACCATTGTTTCAGGTATGAAACGCACGGCGGAATCCGTTGCACTTGATATGATATGCGTAAAACTTGCGCGACTATTGAAGTCTCCCGACCATTACGATACGCTTGTAGACTTGGTTGGTTACGTGTTATGTTACCGCGATATACGCCGTGAACGTAACCCCGATCAATATACAATGGAAGAAGAAAGATTCCGTCACGAATTGAAAACCGACAAGCCGCCGCAGTCTGGAATCTAACACACTGTTACTTGGAGAATTGTTATGCAAATGAATAAGATTGAATTGCACAAAGAGTTACGCATAGAATCGCAGATGCGTGACACTAAGGCTCGCAATTTTGCCTTGAAAAATTTTGAATTGAAAGCTAGTAGCATGATTCTTGCAAGATACGACCCTGATAGTGAAAGGTTTTATTTTCCGTGTGTGTGTCATACAGATGAAGAGAATTCACGCACACATTATATTCCAACCAAACACATACAAAAGATAGCAGAGTGGATTACAGAACTTTACGCTGACCCGGACGAACGGTATAAGCCCCCACCCCCTTCGCCCCGTGTAGAAATCCCTTGCGCCTAACACACTGTTTCGGAGAGTTGCCATGCGTAGAATCTACAAGTACACAATTACTAACATGCGAAAGGAACGTGCTAAAACAAACGCTGTTACTAGTATGCCTGTTGATAGAAAGATTATTGCGGTTGGGGCACAAGACGGTGAAGTAGTTGTGTGGGCAGAAGTCAACCCGGGTAATCGAAAACAGACTTCTGTAGAATTTATTATTACTTGGACTGGTGACTGTGTACCCGATGGAAAATACTTAGGAACAGTAACAATTGACGGTTTAGTATATCACGTTTACGGGGGTCATAACGAATGACTTGGAAACCCGGTAACAGTGTGTCATTCGATACGGAAGGGACGGGGTTAGACGTTCCCCATATTGATAGTCCGTTTGGGTTTTCGTTTGCTAATGAAGACTTAGAAACGTGGTACACAGAATGGGACGTTGACCCCTTTACTCGTAAGCCACAACCCATCAAGAAAGACATAGCGTTTATGCGTCGTGTGCTTGAATCTCGTAAGCGTGAAAAAGTAGCACACAATACGCCTTACGATATTTTAGGTGTATCGGCTTGGAATATACACGTAGCCGAACCATATCACGACACACTAATAGAAGTGAAACGCGCACGGACAAACCTTTATCAGTATGGCTTGAAGCCTTTAGCTAAAGCCTATCTGAATATGGACAACGACGACGAAAAGGAATTGAAAGACATAGTAAAAAAGTGTCGAGTCATTGGTCGCAAACTTGGTTGGAACTTAGGTGAAAAGGTAGCACAAGATTATTGGTTACCGCGCGCTATCAAAAAACATCATCCCGCAATGTATGCAGACCGATTACCCCCGGACGCAGATAAACTATGCGGAAAGTATTGCCGATTGGACGCGGTGCGTTGCATGATGCTACACCAATTGATGCGCGAAGTAATGGGCGACATTGAACGTGCGGGGTACGAACGTGAAATGTTACTTATGCCAATTGTTATTCGTATGATGCGTGTAGGCTGGCGAGTACACCCCGACAAGATCAATGAAACCCGCACCGCATTAGAAGCAGACATAGTAAAGTATCGCCGTGAAATTTCATTGTGGGCAGACGTACCCCCATTGAAGTTTACTAACACTGTGTTTGCTGGTATTGTTTATGACGACTTAGGGCTACAATCTGAAGACGGTAGCCGTAGCGTTGACCGTGACCATTTAGAAAGGTTAGACCACGAAATAGCCGGATTGATTCTTGACCTACGAGACGCAGAAGGATGTATCAGTAAGTTTCTAAATCCGTTTGAACGCTTTAGCGTGCGCGAAGGCAAAGAACTAATAATGTATCCGCATTTCGATCAAGCGGGCGCAAAGACGTTTCGGTTTTCTGCAAAGCGACCACCCATACAAACCATACCGGATGCAGGTAAGTCTAAATCTAATATGTCCGCCCGTCAATGTATCGGACCCCGTGACGGTCAAGTATGGTATATGGTAGATTACAGCGGGTTACAAGTTCGTATCTTTGCAGACTTAGCACGCGATGAAACAATGTTAGACGCGCTAGCTAATGGAATCAAACCGCACGCCGCCGCCGCACGTATGATATGGTCCGGTCAAGATAATAAACCGGGGCTACGTATAATGATTGACGCGGTACGCTTGGAACGTAACCGGGAAGCAGTACGCGATTGGTGTATGTCTAACAGAGTGTTACGACTATTAGAAGATGAAGATTGGGCAGGGGTTGCAATTGCATTGTTAGAAGAAAATGACTTTGACATTATTGACGCGGAGAAATGTATTGAATCTGCGTCTGCGTATGCTAAAGCTAAAACAATGTTCTTTCTAAAGTTGTTTGGGGGTGGTCCCGGCAAAGCTGCTAAGGGTATGCGTTGTACGATACCCGAAGCCCGACAAAACTTATTGCAGTATGGTAAAGCTATGCCCCGCATTGGCGCATGGTCCCGTGAAATACAAGCCTATGCTACACAACACGGATACATTCTAACGGCTTACGGTGATAAGATACATATAGACCCCGGCTTTGAATATCGCGGAGTAAACTATATTGTGCAGGGAACTGAAGCCGCGTTAGTAAAAGATCGTATGCGCGAGTTAGATAACAGTGTGTTACCTAATACGCCGTTTCGTTTACTTGGGCAAGTACACGACGAACTAGGATTTACTGCCCCTGCTAAAAACATGCGGTCATACAAACCTATACTGCGTCGTATTGTTTCTTGCATGGAAGACCACACCGGACACCTAAATATAGATATACCGTGCGAAGTGGATTTAGTTCGCTCGCATTGGAATGACAGAGAAAAGGTTGCGTTATGATTCCCCGTGCGATACTAGATAAAGTCAAACCCTTTACGCTATTGGGTGTAGACTTTACTGAAGTTCGTGACCGTGAAGTAATAGGTACTTGTCCCTTTACCGGAGACGAAAGAAAGTTCTTTGTAAACTATACTAATCTTTTATGGGATTCTAAGACGGCTAGTTTGAGCGGTGACTTATCTACATTCTTTATTAGTATCTGTGAATTCAACGAAGAAAGAATGAATCAGAGTTTCAAGATTATTGAGTTAGCACGTAACCGCAAGTTACCTACTGAAGCGTTTGAAGGATACATGATTGGTTGGGACGGTGAGAAATATACAATTCCAATTTATGATTTTCGTGGAAAGGTTACTGATGTACGTCGCGTATACTTACACAAAAAGAAATGTAAGATATATGGAATACCAAAAGGTAGCGTAGGTTTATTCAACGCCGATGCATTAGCAGACAATCAACTAAAAGACGAACCGGTTTATATATGCGAAGGCGAATGGGATGCAATTGCTTTGAATTGGTTATTACGTAAGAACAAAGCCCCCGGTTTTGCAGTAGGTGTACCCGGTGCTAACACTTTCAAAATGACTTGGGCCGAAGCATTCCGCAAGCGTGATGTAACAGTGTGTTACGACAATGACCATGCCGGTGCTGCTGGCGAACAAACTGTATTGCGTAGATTAGATAACGTATGTAAATCAATTGCGTTTATACGTTGGCCCGATGATTTACCAGACGGTTTTGATATACGTGATTGGGTAGCGAATGGACATAAGCGCCGCATACCTGAAAAGTCTTTAGCTAAACTATTAGCTTTACAAACTGGTTTACCACGCATAGCACAAGCAGACCAACCCCCCGACACAGAACCACCCCGACGACGTAAAACAATTACTACCCGTGCAAAGCACGAAGACTTATATACCGCGTTTGCGTCCGAACTAAAGTTAGATAGTGAAGATGCAATAGCCGTTGTTATGGCAACCATTCTTGCTAACCGTTTACCCGGTGATCCATTGTGGGTTTTGTTTGTAGGTAAATCAGGGGCGGGGAAAACGGAACTACTCACTACATTAGACGGCTACGCAGAATGTTTGTTTACTGCGGAGTTTACCCCGCATACTTTGGTGTCAGGTATGCCTACCGCTAACGGTCGTGACCCATCTTTGTTGCCACGCCTTGACGGTAAGGTATTAGTCATAAAAGATTTTAGTGTTATTCTTAGTATGCATCCGACCGGACGCGACGAAATTTTTGGACAGTTACGCGAAGCCTATGACGGTACATATAAAAAACAATTCGGTAATGGATTGACCCGCGAATATGAATCATCGTTTGGATTGATTGCCGCAGTAACAAACCGTATTGACGAATTCGGTTCCCTGCACGCGGGGCTAGGCGAACGCTTTATAAAGTATCGGATACCGTCCCCAAAAGTTCGCATGGAACAAGACATAATTATGTCTGCCATTATGAAGGCTGGTAAAGAAGATGGTATGCGCGAACGCTTGAAACAGTGTGTTACGGAATTCTTAGACAATACCCCCGACGACGAACCTAAAGTAGATATGAAGACTGCTAAAATTATTACATCTATAGCGGTTGTCATTTCACGTTTACGGGGATCGGTTAGTATCAATGAATACACTGGAGTACAACACAGTAAGGCAACGTTTGAAATGGGTACGCGATTAGCAAAACAACTTGTACGTTTATGGAAAGGTCTTGTTATGTACTTCCAAGACTTTGACGAAGCAATACGTATTGTGCGTCACGTTGCGCGCGGGTCGGTTGTAGACAAGCGTGACGAAGTAATAAAAAGTTTAGTCCAATTGTCTGCGGAAAAACCAAGCCGCCGCACGGGGTTAGCGATTGCGGAAAAATGTCACGGTCTAAGTCGGTCAACGGTACAACGCGAACTAGACGACTTATCCCTATTAGGAATAGTATCGTCTAGTCCGCTAAAAGATAACAAAGGAAAATCCCGATCCTTTACTAAAGAGTTTGACACACTGTTACAAGCTGCTAGCTTGTATTCGGTCTAGGGTTCAATTGATTTTCTTCTGCAATCTTTCGGCGTTGTCTTTCAGTAACACCCTTGACGATACCACCGACACCAAAGAAACCCCCGAGTAATACAATGATTCCAGAAATGTAATCCCAAGTGTTAGTGGAATTATCGTACTCGTACTTTGCCGCATTAGCTAAGTCGCCTAACTGGTCAAAGTCTTTCTCTGCTTCTTTGACCCTATCGTTTGCTTCTTTCGCATCGGCTCTTGCTGCGGAGACTTGCACCGATAACAACTTAGCAGTTTCTAAATCTCCAATTGCAATTGCATTTTCAAGTTCGGTTTGCCGCGCGTCAACGTCTGCTTGTTTGGCGTCAAACTCTTTTCGTGCGTCGTCCAATTCGTTTTGTGATTTATTCAAGTTGTCTTCGGCTACTTGCATTCGTTGCAATAGTCCGTCAAACATACTACAACTTGACAATAAAAACAAACACACAAAACACACTGTTAGAATCTTCATAGCTGGTTACTCCCTATGAGACGATAGGTTTCCGCGTGAATCCCTTTGTTCGCGCTGGAAGACCGACCAAAGTTGTATGATCTTTTTATCCGTCTGTTGTTGCCATGCTTCTAAAAGAAAGATGCGTCTATCCTGATTGGTAATACTTACTTCAATTTTTGCCATTACTACCTTGAGTTCAATAATGTTTTTTCCAACCCAGCCACCAACTAATACAAACACCGCGTTTACAAACCCAAGAACTAACAAAAGTATGTCGGTGGTTTCCATACTATTATCCTTCGCTTTCTTCGCTGCGCCTTGCTAGACGATTCATAGTTGTCGTATCAATTGCGTCGCCGTGTACTGGTACGCCGATTGCTTCTTGGATCAGTATTTCTTTTTCAAGTATTCCGTGTATCTTTTTCAATTCTTCGTTGGGCATATCTTCTATTCGTACTACAAAGGTGTCTGCGTTTATAGACCCTTCAAGTATTAGAGTCGTGGCCCTATCAAACGGCTCGCCGTTAGACTCCGTACAGACTCTAGTAAGTTTGATTGTTACATTTATGGTAGCCATTATCTTCTCACCTTTGAGTCAATTTCCATTGCGTCCACGTAAAGCGCACGGTTTGCGATCCCGTTCAATTTCATAATATGAGTATTATAAAAGTGATTGAAACCCCCGCCCCCTGGAATGTCTGCTGCAACTGCTGCGGTCCCGCGCAAGATTCCGTCAATGAAGAAATCTACACTGGTGCCTGCTGCGTTGACTACAAACACTAACTTGTACGCGGTGCTTACTACAATTGTAATACCTAAGTCAACGGACGTTTCTCCAACATCATTGATAACACCTTGCCAACGTCCGCCGTTTTCGTCGTGCTGGTATTCAAAAGTAATTGCAGTGATTAGAGAGTTAGGTAGACCGACACTAGACACACCCGCACGCACTACATAACTTTCTGCTACTGTACCTAGTATTGCGGGAGTCTTGATAAAGTTGTAACAACGGAAAGGCTGTTCAATCCCCATAAGAAAACCAGAGATTGTGTTACTCAATAAGAATACACGTCCCGCCGCTGAAGTTGCCCCCGTATTTAGTCCAATGATTCCGGGGGCGTTTAGTTTGGTTACACCAGATGCACTAGATACAAACCCACCGGATGCAGCTATCGCCCGTAAATCCCCAAAGACTGGACTGGCTCCAATTACGGCATTTACAAAATCAGTTTTTGTATGGAAGCGTTCTTGTATATGTGCGTCACCGCTGATTCTAGTAAACGCTGCGTCTTGCCCGACGAACACTTCGCCTTCATCGGAGTCAAAAGCTAACACCCCGTTAGCGGGTAGCATTGCTTCACGTTCAACGGTTATAACATTCGTCAAGCGTAATGGAGACTTGAAGTGTATAGGATAGTCCAGGTCTGCAACGTCTCCGCTTACGTCGTTACGGCGTACTATGCAAAACTCTCCGGCTACCCGGTCGTCTAAGAATCGCACAGGGCTTTCAATTCCACCGCCGCGTATAGGTTCGCCAAAAGCTATTTCTGCTTCGGGACGTAACGCAAGTACCGCAGTTAGATTAGACACCGCGCCTTCGTAAATGTCTTGCAAGTCAGAACCGGCTATTACGAAACCACCTAACACAGTGTTACGGTCATTGTCTATACGGACTTTTACAGCTGGTTTGATTATATTACCAAACGCCGCAATCTGTGTTGATCCAAAATTCCACTTATCTACACGCGCTATTTCGTCGGGAGTCAAGTCTCCGCGTTGTGTCAATCCTAAGTCTTCCGGGTTGGGTACTATTGCAACAAACGACGGGTAGCCTACTTGCATATGACTATGCAAGGGCTTGCGTTGTTGTTGTGACTGTCCGTGTAGCTCTAACTCTTGTAACAGTGTGTCAATAGAGTCACCGCCCAAAGTATTAGTTTGGTCTTCGGGAAAGTTAGTTACTTCGTCTATGCCATTTGCTCTAGCGTTAGCTGCTTCTTTTGCTTTCTTTAGCGCGGCTTGTTTTTTCTCTTGTGAATCTTGTGTAATAGGTCCGGTAGGTTGATCGGCTGGCCCCGCTTCTTTTCCGGGTCCGTCTGGATTCTCTCCCGGACCCGGTGCTACTGGCGGTTCCCCCGGTATTCCACAAGTACCCGGACCCCCGCCACTATCGTTTGGCCCCGGCTTTGCGGGCGGATCACCTGTTATTGGTCCCGGATTGCGCGGGTTAGGTTCAGGCGTTATTGGATCACGCGGGTCTTTTTGTTGTGTTTCTTCTTTCTCTTGTGACTCCGATTTTCTTTGTGGTTCGTGCGGAGTCTTTACATTCGTATCTTTCTTTTGTGTATCTTCAGTATCCTTTACCTGTGTTTCGTCAAACGGGGGCTGGTGCGGTAAACGATACTCTACAACCCAACGACCGATAACCGGGTCAACAATACCGGACGGGTTAGGATGAAACAATTTTTTGTCGTACACAATTTCTGCACGAAAGATACGGGTACTAAATCTTGGAGTTACTGCAAACTGTTCCAAGAAATCAAACGGGGCGCTAGGTGTACGCAGCGGACCCGGACCAAACTTAGTCCGTTCTTTACGATACATTAGAGGTAAGTGTGGTACGCCTTCTGCGTCAATTCCTTTTAGGTGTGCGTCTCTTGCACCTTCCCCTTCAAAGTATGGTCCGTCGTCTGTCCATGCCGACCACGAAACAACCTTTGGAGTATCGCCTCCAACCGCACTACGGATATTACTATTGTAAAGAACAATTGCCCCGCCTTGATGTTCGACGTGTCGCCCGCTACGTGCCCCCGCACTATAACTATTCAACGCAATTACGTTACGAGTTTTTGCGTCTACTCTTGTGGGTGTATTGACAACCCAAAACGCTTTTGCCAATAATGCTTGCAATCCTATTTCGTCGTCTACAGTCAAGTCACTAACAATTGTAGACCCGGTTGTAGGATCACTTCCCCGATGGTCAGACACAATCTGAAACTTACCACCGGGAATAAATATCTTTTTGTTTTCGTCAATCTCTGTACCAACAACTAGCACACCACCTTGACCGGACGCTACCCCGTCTTGTCCGCCTTCGGGTAACTCCCAATCTTCAATGCGTAATAGTTTCGGGTCGGGGGTTTCCGCTTGTTGTAATACTCTAAGAAACAATATGTTACCGTCTTTTTCTACAATGACCGGTAGCGCCATTGAAAATGTACCATGATCGGACACGTTAGTATCCGGGTCAACGTAAACCATACTACGCAGTATGTATGGAATCTTACTGAAAATTGGTTTATTGTTTGCATCCGTTCCAGTAATAACCACGCCGCGCATTAGTCCACGGAACCGCTCCGCCATAGCCGTATCATGGTCGGCTAGAATCATTGCGAAGTCTTTTATTTTATCGTATACATTTTGCATTTAGTTGTTCGCTCCAACGATCATTACCCGCGTTACGTTCTAACAAAGTTTGCATAGCCCCGGTCTTCTGCGGATTGGTTAGATAATCTATATCTTCAATTGCCGCATAGCGCATTGACAAAAACCGCTCGCAACAATTTACACACTGTCCGCAATGTATATCGTTACGTTGCACGCAAGACCATGACGCATGTAAGAATAAAGGGTGTGCGCCTTTTCGTAATGCGGCTATTATTAGTTCGTGCCGGTAAAACTTCCATACTGGAAAGTCAGTAGTAAACCCCGGCATATCTACCGCGTTACGTGTTACCATTTTCATATGCTGTATACGCTCTAACGATTGTGTATCGTTTTGTGTCCAAGCATATAACACTGTGTTACTTCCTTCTGCCCATGCGCTAATAGCTAATAGATTTTCACGGGGCAAAGTGTGTTGACCGTCTCGCATAAATACAGACCAGTCAAACATTTTTGCTTTGAAGCGTGATGCAAACTCCGGGTCAAGTTCTAACATTGACCGCAACGCTTGGGCTTCCCCTATGTTAGCAATACGGGCGGGTCCGTTTGGCCCCCCACAATATAGACAATGCGGTTTATCTAATACGTGATAGGCGCACGCTGAATCCAGACCACCGCTAAACATCAACACAGTTTTCATCTTGTACCTACGGTTGTGTCGAAATGTACTTGCCTAAAGATTGCTTCTAATATATCAGCTTCCAATAAGTTTTGAATATCCCTTCCTTCACTAATTGGAGCCGCGCTAAACTGTGTACGTATTGCACCGGTAGCCCCGTTGAAAGTAAACAACACTTGTACAACTGGCCCCTGTGGGCGTAGCGTCTTAGCTTCTTCAGACAATGCAAACCCGACACTACCTTGTATCTGATCGGTAAATGTAACCCAACGTCTCGCGCTTTCTTGTTCGCGTAAAGCAAAAACTATATCTTCATTGACAAACGCTTTCCCGGTTATCTCTCTGTACTTTTGAGTCTGTGAAGTATTCAAAGCAAACCGCGCGGTATCGTATGGAATATGTATTTCTACAAGTGGCCCACGTCCTGCCTTGATAAAATCAGGGGGGTCGGGGTTGTCCCAATTCATTGTTTCTTCGCCACGCGGTAACAGTGTGACACTAACAATCACAGACAACTCCCAATCAGGTTTCAATCCATACGCCCCGTAAATACTGTTACGGTCTAGTTCTGTTTCACCGTCTCCGAAACCATCATTGAAAAATCTATCGTCAACGGGACGCCCGCGAATTATGTTAGTTACCGACCCCGGTTGATTTACGTCGTCAAGTCCTTGCACCTGATACGTTCCGAAGTCTGTGTCAATTCCACTTATCAGTAATGCGGTAGGCTGGAACTTACCGCCCTTTGATAAGTTCGTAAAGCTATCTAATGTAATACCTTGAGAACGTTTCGCGTTGATACGTGCGCCAACACTTACAGTCCAACTAATAATACTAAACACTTCGCTAGGTTTACGTCTACCCGTTTCTGGGTTTATAATATCTACTAAAGTATTCTTTACTGATTTCAAGTATTGCATTACTACTTGCGGAATTCTAAAGCGTGTCCGATAGTCACGTACAATCTGTGACCATGAATTGATAGCGGTAACGTCAAACTCTACATTATTGTTTGGATCGGTTAGAACTGAACTGAATACTGCGGACCCGTCAAGACCAAAGAATTCTCTAAACTGGTCAAACGTTATAGATTCGGACCCGTACTTATTTCCGAATGCATCTAACGCCGCTTCTATTGTTACTTCAGTGCCGCGCGGTAATGTTCCGACTTGGTTGTCAATAACCGTGCGGGTTACATTCTCTACAAAGACTTGTCGGTTTGCAATCTGTACTAATGCTTCTTCGCTAGTTGTTGCGGGTAGCTCTGTACCGGTTGCTGTTACTGCAAACTCTTTATACGTTAGCAATACTTCAAACTCATTTTCTAATGACAAGTAAATATCAGTAGGCCGAATCATTTTACGATCAACAACGTACAATTCCCCGGACACTTGCCCACGTAATGACGGTCGTAATTGTTGGTCAAACTCACGTTGACCAAATGGGATACGTTCGGCGTAAATATGTATTTCGCCGTTTTCATCTACGTAAAGATTATTGTTTGATTCAGTCAAGAATCGGCTTACTACGCTATGCGCTTTGTTACCAACTAACACAATGTTACCGGGTATATATTCTGACTCTTGCGCTTTGTTTGTATGTATTTTTTCTACGTCGTACCCTAAAAAGTTTACCAGTATATCAATTACAATTTCTAACGCGGTCCAAGGGGCTTCGGGATTTCCTTCGTCGTCTGGTTTGATTGTCCATTGTACATAATACTGTTTCGCTTCGTGCAAGGTTGGACGTTGTACCGCAGTCAGTTGTCTAAATACAAACAAGTCATTAGCCTTACGTACAAGGTTATAAGTCTTATATACGTTCTTATTAGGCCATCGCCACCGATCATCTGAAATTGTAATAAAGTCGTGTGTATGATCGTCGGGTAATCGGGGTAATAATGTTAGCCCTTTGAAGTTTAGTACGGTTTCTTCTAATTCTATATTCGCCCCTGCCATTTCAATGTCAACCGCGCCACGCTTTGCGTTGATCTGCTTTATCATTTCATCCGCGTACAAGTCACTAATACTAATTCGTTCTTGTTGCGGAGCAACGCCCGAAGTATACCCCCATGTAAATTGTCCGCGTTGCGCAATAGGTACACCGCTAATCAAACAACGCGACTTGCGTATTTTGAACGCGCCCCCCGGTTCTTTATTAGCGCCTTGAATTGCCGTCTTAGTTGAAACTGGCAATTGTATAGTTTGAATGCCAGCCATTAGCCACCCCCTGGTCTAATGATTCTACCTTGAGCATTGGCGAAGTCTCCGCCCGCTACGGTGCGTTTGAAATCATCTTCCCCGACTCTGGAAAATGCGCGATACTCTGCACGCCAATTTAGCGCAAACTCTGTAATTGACCCGGTAACGTTTGCGCCTTCCCCGACTTCCCCACCTACAATTTCGTTGCCTTCGTCAACAACAATACGCCGCAAGAATGTCTCTAACAATAACCCATTGAAAGAAACTAAGGGGGCAGGGGGCGGACCCGCTGGAGTACCCCGCTGTATATGGGTTACAATCTGTGTCAAGTCTAACCGTGCGCCTAAACTAAATGGGGCTTCAGTAAAGTCTTTACCGTCTGCTACCGGATCACTATCTGCAAACGGTATATCACTAATCAAGTTTTCTTTGAATAGCACGGTTGGATCATTACTAGATACAACCCATATACCTGTTGCAGTTTTACCAGTCGGGGAGTAACCGATTTCGTCTGACTCCAAAATAAATGTATCGGACTCACTGAAAATACTTTTGATCCGACTAATAATCAATGCTTGTATTTCTGTTTCATACTCTTGAATGGTTGCCGCTTGGCCCTTTGCTTGTGCCATACGTGCGGTCCATTGCACGTTGAACATTGTTAGATGCGGTGTGTTGACCCCCCGCCGTAAGTTCTTAGTACGAGTTACTAACCAGTTTGGAAAGATAATTGTAGCGTCCCGATTTTCTACACCGCCTAACAGTCTGTTAGCGGGGTCGGGTAATTGTTGAAATGTCCGTATAAAGTTCAAGTCACCATTATGACGGTCAATCCTAATGTCTGTAACCGGTTCATCAAACAGTGTGTTAGCTAGGTTGCCGTCGTCCAAGTCTCCCAATAATGCTTTACCGATATTTTCAATGGCCCCGATGCCAGATAAGAATTGATCGTAAGCCGACGTAGACCCGTCACCGGTTACGTTACCAGTAACACGTAACGTAAATAAGTTTTGATCGTTTTCTGTCCACTCAAAACTATAACGCCTAAACTTATTAGTACGGAAATTTTGCAGTCGCATACGCAGCGCAAACCGAATAAGCATTAGGTTTTCGCTATCGCCCCGCTCCCCTAGCTTTTCAACTATAGTACGGGCTTCGGTAAACGGTGTATCTGTGTTACTATTCAACGAAAAGATTTCGTCATAGTTAGTAGAGTCAATTCTAAATGTAGCATCGTCAACGCGCAAAGAATCCATAATGGCTTCTATGTCGTCACTATCAATTGGGATAGCGTGTACACCGCTATATACTAATTCTTCTTCAGTACGAGTAAACGTAAACTTTCTAATATGATTAGAAAGCAATACACCGTTATATGTTATGTCTGCCATTAGTCTACCTTGCCTGGAATTTCTGTTTCACCTACAAGCAATCCCCTACTACGCAAGAATTCCCGGTCGCGTCTTCTAATTTCTTTCAATCCAACATTCAATTGTTTCAATGCTTCGGTATTTTCTTTTTGTGCGTTTATTGCTGCTTCGGCTTCACTGCCACTAAACATGTTTCTAAATTCATCTAAGAATGATCCTAAACTTTCCGCAATCAATTGACTACCGCGTTCGCGCGCACGTTCTTGTGGCTCAATAAAACCGCGTAACCTTTCAATTGATGGAGTAAATCGTTCTGCGAATTGTTCGTCTGATAATCCAGCCGCGCCCCTAAATGCGGGACCTAACAATTGATTGATACGTGCGCCCGTTCCCCTAGCTGCCCCGACTACTTCTTGTGTCTGTGCTTCCAACAATGCTTTAGGAATCGCCCCGCCTTCAAACGGTATCAAGTCTAACCCCGCCTTAGCTAAGTTCAATTCCTTTTCAACTGGTGATAAATTCGGGTCAAACGCTTGTGCTATGCCCCGATTGAAAGCCCCAATTGTCTGCGGTAAAACCTGCCCAATTGCAGTACCTATTGCAGTCGCACCTATACGCCCGAAAGCCCCCTTGCCTATACCTTCACGGAAACTTTGAAACCTACCCTTTTCTCGTTTGTCTTGACGCTTGTTTAGTTTCTCTGCTTGTCTATCTACGGTTGCCGCAACACTGGCAATGTCTTGCCGTGCTTTGTCGGCTCCGCGTGACTGTACATTGATTTTTAGATTAGCAGCGCCAGCCATGTCTAACCCCAAAGAACGTTATAAACTAATCGTATACGATATGAGAAAATTCTAGTGTCTGGTGTTTCGCGTCTAGGTGTTTCAATTCTTACTAAGTCTGTACCTGCCCCGAAAGGTTGCCCGCTCAAGTGTCCGACTTGTTCGCGTACTGCTTGACCAATTGATTCTAACAGTGTGTTATCGTCAAGCTGGTGCGCGCCTGCGTCTTGCTTTAGGTTTCTAGTCCACACGTCTAAGAAGATTTCTTGGGAACCTAGCTCTGCATTTTCTCCGTCCCATTCCCTAGTGTCTTGGGATAATACATTAGTCTTAGGATTCTTTTTCAAGAAACCTGCTTCTACTTCCGTTGCCTTTTTTACTTCTTCTATAGGACTACTCCCGTTTGGCAAAGTCACGGCGAGTAGATTTACTGTTAGTCCGTTCATTAGTAGGTCTATCTTGTTCGGCATTTAGTTTACTCCAATGTCGCTGGAATTTATCCTGTACTTCTTCGGGTAGAATATCCCATACAGTCTCAATTGCTAGGGTTCCACCCATCATACTATCGGCTAAGTAGTGTGCTTGTAATGCGTGATTCTTTAGCCGATACTCTGTCAAGCAATGCTCCCAAACTTCCTTTCCTGCGTTACCTAATTCTTCCCATTCTTTCAGGGTAACAGGTAACCCCGCATTTAGCCGATTGATAAACAGTTCGCGTAAGTCACCTACACTGTCTATCAATTCGTCTTGCATGTCTTCATCTACTTGTTTGCTGGAACGTCGCGCCATTGTAACACTCTGTTATAGGACTAGGTTTTGGGCCAAGTCAATCCCCGCTGTCGGGTAAGTAGTAGCTACGTGGTTTTCGTCTTTGTACATCTTCAGAGTAACGCCAATCTTTTTTACTTCTTGTGTACGGAACCGCATAGGTTCCCCCGCGTTACCAATCGCTAATCCGCGACGTATTAGAATCATCGCGTACTTTTTGTTTTCGGGTCGTAACTCAAACACTTTGAAGAATGGGTCCATATCTGTACCTGCCACTAACCCCCCTAATTCAATTCGGTTTACGTTACTGTTAGCCGCACCGGTAGAATGACGCCCACCGGGAAACCGTAACTCTAATACATCGGTATCCCATTGTTTGAAGACCGCAGTTATTTCTGCGTTCTCACTCAAGAAAAAAGCCTTGACGTTTCTTATTCCTGATTCTTCTACCGGTTCCTCTAAGAATTCGTCGTTGACTTCTAACTCGAATCCTTCTTCAGTAAAGCCGATCGGCGTACCGTCTCCGATTACACCGTTATCAATGTTAGTATCGTTAGTTGTAATAGTTGTAACACTACTAACAATTGTAACGGGGCCAGCAACAATTGTTTGTTGCCAGATAAAGATAAACGCATTGACGGCTCGCGCGTGATAATTCGGCGCGGTTACGTTATTGTTGATAGCGTCCGCAACGTCTAACGCAGTTTGCGCTAGCGTACCATTGAATGGAACCGCAGCGACGAGTAACTCT